ACTCCGCGCAGACCTTCGGGTCGGCCGCGGACGGCGACGGCATGGCCACCGCGACGGAGGTCGACGCCCGCAACCAGCGGTCGTTCACCACCCGCGACCGGAAGATCCGGCTGTGGCGGCCGCGGACGGCGCAGCTGCTGGACAAGATGCTCGCCGTCGACGCGGAGCTGTTCGGCGGCTCCTACGACACCGACGGGTTGCAGGTCGAGTTCCCCGACGCCGTGCAGGAGTCCCCCGACGCGCTGGCGGAGACCGCGCAGCTGCTGCGCACCGCCGAGGCCGCGTCCACCAAGACGCTTGTGCAGCTCGTCCACCCCGAGTGGGACGACGCGCAGGTCGCCGCCGAGGTGGCGCTGATCCGCTCGGAGGCTGCGCTCGCGGACCCGATCGGGCAGGGCGAGCAGCTCACCGGCGACCCGTTGGACGGTACGTTCCCCGGATGACCAGGTGGGGGCGGTAGATGCCGGTCTCCCCCACGTTGGCCGAGAACCTCACCCAGGCCACCGTGGACGCCTACTTGGAGGCGGAGCGGTCGCTGCTGGTGCGGATCGCCCGGGCACTCGCCCGCGGCCTGTCCAGCCCCGCGTGGGCGGAGCAGCAGCTGCTGCAGCTCCAGTCCTACCGTCGGCACGCGCAGCAGGTCCTCGCGGAGCTGGCCCGCACGGCGCAGCGCACCGTGAACGACGCGGTGCAGACGGCCGCGAACCGCGGGACCGCCGCTGCGGCCGCGGAACTGGCCACCGTGTTGGGCCGCCCGGTCGATGACCTGCTGGGTGCCCTGCCCGGCCAGCAGGCGGTGCAGCTGCTGGTCGCTGAGGCGGTCACGAAGGTGACCTCGACGCACGCGCAGATCTTGCGCGCCAGCGTGGACGGCTACCGGCAGATCGTGGCCGAGGTGACCCCGCGGGTGCTGCTCGGCGCCGACACCCGCCGGGACGCCACCCAGGAGGCGCTGGACCGGTTCGCCGCGAAGGGCATCACCGGGTTCACCGACGTCCGGGGCCGCCACTGGGACCTCGCGTCGTACGCGGAGATGGCGGTGCGGTCCGCGACCGCGAACGCTGCGGTCGAGGCGCACTCGGAGCGGCTGGAGACGGTCGGGATCGACCTGGTGATCGTGTCCGACGCCCCGCAGGAGTGCATCAAGTGCCGCCCGTGGGAGGGCAAGGTGCTGTCCCTGACCGGGGCGGTGGCCGGGGCGATCGACCGGGAGCACGCCACCGTCGACGGCCGCGTGGTGCGGGTGCACGTTGCCGGCACCCTCGCTGAGGCGAAGGCCGCGGGGCTGTACCACCCGGGCTGCCGGCACTCGCACTCCGCGTACCTGCCCGGTGTTACCCGCCCACCGACCGCGACCGCGGACCCGCAAGGCGACCGGGACCGGCAGCGCCTCCGGTTGCTCGAGCGGCGCGTGCGGGCGGCGAAGCGGCTGGAAGCCGTGGCCCTGGATGAGCAGGCGGCGAAGGCGGCCCGCGCCAAGGTGCGCTCAGCGCAGGCCGCCATCCGACAGCACGTGGCGACCAGCTCGGCGAAGCGGCAGCCCGCCCGAGAACAGATCGGCGCCCGCTAGACCTCCTGGGCCACGACTTCGGCCGAGATCCACTGCCCAGCGGCGTAGACGGCCACCAGCTGGTCAGCGGCGTGACTCGCCACCGAGGCGAACACCCACAGGTCGCCGTCCTTCACGCTCCACGAGCGGCCCTTCTCGTGGGTCTCCCTGCGCGGGTCTACCCCGACGAGCCCCTTTGCCAGCACCTTGACCGCCATGCGGTCACCTCCCCGTTCTGCCGGTCGCCGGGTGCGGCCGGTCTGCCGCGCACCGTAGCGGCGCCCACCGACAGGCCCTGGAGGCCCGCGTGTACCGCACCACCAAGCTCACCCCGGCCGAGGCGTTCGCCCAGGCCCAGCAGTTCCTCGCCGCCCGCCGCGCGCACTACGCGGGCATCGACTTCCGCATGGAGGCCGACGACCCGCCGCCCGCGGACCCCCCTGCCAGCGACCCGCCGGCCACCGACCCGCCCGCGCCCACCGACCCGCCCGCGGGCTGGGACGGCAAGGTCGAGTCCCTCCCCGAGCCCGTGCAGAAGATGATCCGCGACCTCCGCAAGGAGAACGGGGACCGCCGCACCGCCCTCACCGCCGCGGAGAAGCAGCAGCAGGACGTCGTCCGCGCCTTCGCCAAGGCCGCCGGCATCCCCCTGCCCGACGACGACAAGGGCCCCGACCCCGCGCAGCTCACCAGCCAGCTCACCGCGGCCCAGCAGGCGCAGCGGCAGGCTGCCGTCGAGCTCGCCGTCTACAAGACGGCCACCAAGCACTCCGGTGACCCCGATGCGCTGCTGGACTCCCGCGCCTTCCTCACGAAGGTCGCCGACCTCGACCCCGCCGCGAGCGACTTCGCGGCCCAGGTCGACGCGGCCATCAAGGCCGCCGTCGACAGCAACCCCAAGCTCAAGACCGGCCGGGCGCCGGGCGCGAGCGGCGTCGACCACACCGGTGGATCCGGTGAGCAGACCCCACGCACACCCCGATCCCTCTCCGACGCCGTCGCCGGCCACTACGGCACGGCCTAGCCCCAGGAGCACCAACCCATGCCCGTGACCCTCGTCCAGGCCCAGCAGAACGCGCAGACCGACCTCGACGTGTCGGTCATCGACGAGTTCCGCACCAACCAGATCATGGATCTGCTCACCTTCGACGATGCCGTGAACCCGGCCGGTGGTGGCGCGACCCTCACCTACGGGTACCGGCGGCTCATCACCGCTGGCGCGGCCGGTTTCCGCGCGATCAACGCCGAGTACACGCCCGGTGAGGTCGCGACCCAGCAGTACACGGTCAACCTGACCCCGCTGGGCGGGTCGTTCCAGGTGGACCGTGTCCTGGCCCGGGTCGGCCCGGCCGCCTCGGCTGCGGTGTCGCTGAACATGAGCCAGAAGATCAAGGCGACGCAGGCCAAGTTCGGGGACGCCGTCATCAACGGTGACTCCAGCGCGGAGGCGAACAGCTTCGACGGGCTGTCCAAGGCGCTGGCCGGGACCGCCACCGAGGACACGGCCGTCCACGACTGGTCGGGTGCGATGACGCAGGCGCTCGCCTTCCAGATCATGGAGGACGTCGACGACCTGCTCACCCTGCTCGACGGCACCGACGCGACCGCGCTGCTCGGTAACCGCAAGACCATCAACAAGATCAAGTCGGCGGCGCGGTGGACCAGCCAGTACGTCACCACCCCCGGCCCGCGGGACACGACCATCGACCGGTACGGCCCCGCGCAGCTCATCGACGCCGGCTACACCGCCGGTGAGGCCGCGAACGTCGTGAAGATCAACGCGACCGACCCCGACTCCACCGGCCCCCTCGTCGCCGGCTCCACGTCGCTGTACGCGGTCCGGTTCGGCCTCGACGGGTTCCACGGCGTCACCACCGTCGGCTCCCCGCTGGTGCAGACCTGGCTGCCCGACTTCACCCGCGCCGGCGCCGTGAAGACCGGCGAGGTCGAGATGGGCCCCGTCGCCGTCGCCCTCAAGGCCACCAAGGCCGCCGCCGTCCTGCGGAACGTCAAGGTCCAGTGACCACCGCCGCCCGGGCGTAACCCACCCGTACGCCCGGGCGGCCGGCCCAGCCCACCACGACGCCCCGGAGGGCAGTCATGAGCTCCACCATCACCACCCCCGTCGCCGGGTTCACCGGCCGCGCGTTCATCGGCCCCGCGATCCTCGACTTCACCGACGGCACCGCCACCTACGACGGCGACCTGTCCGACGGGCTGCGCCAGTACCTGCAGGCCAACGGCTACGGCATCGACGGCCCGGCCGCCCCCGCCGAGCCCGAGCAGCCCACCGTCGACACCCGCGACCTCACCGGCTCGGCGGGCGTGCCGCTGCGCGACGCGGCCGTCGACCCCAGCGACGACGACTTCCTCGCCCCCACCAACGCCGGTCAGGCCGACCCGCACGGGCCGCTGGTCGTCTCCCCCACCATCCACGCAGCGGAGACCAAGACCGTCGTCCCGGGCGACGTCGGCCCGGTGAAGCGGCAGAAGCAGCGGGAGACCCAGCTCGCGCAGCGCACCCTGTCCGCCGACGAGCTGGTGCCCGACGTCACCGCCGACCTGGCCGACAGCGCGGTTAACACGACCGCCGCCGACGCCGCCAACCCGGACGGCGGCACCGCCGCGGACGCTGCGGCCACCGCTCAGACCCCGGCCCCGGCCACCGTCCCCGACGAGGGCACGCCGACCGTCGAGGACACCACGGTCACCGAGCCGGACCCGAACATGCCGGCAAAGAACGCCTCCGCCGACGAGTGGCGCGCCTACGCGGTCTCCAAGGGCATGAGCAGCGAGGACGCCGACAACGCCTCCCGCGACCAGCTCATCGCCCAGTACGCCGGCTGAGACCTGGTGGCGGGGCGTTCCTGGGGTCCCCCGGCACGCCCATGACAGCCCCTAAGGCCGTTCGCGGGTTCCCACTGGGGGTCCTTCTTACCCGTGCCATGAACGCGTCCTGCGCCCCGCCACCACCCTCAGGAGGCCGCCGGTGATCATCCACGCCACCGCCGACCAGCTCGCGGCCTGGATCCAAGACGAGCCCCCCACCAACGCCCGGGCGCTGCTGCGCTCAGCGTCGCTGCTCATCGACCAGGCCACGACCACCGCGATCTACCGCACCGACCACACCGGCCAGGCCACCGATCCGCGGGTGCTCGCCGCGCTCGCCGACGCCACCTGCGCCCAGGCCGCCACCTGGGCCGCGCTCGGC